ATTGTCTGCCTGGATAACTGTCCGAACACCATAAACGAGCTGCAGGAGCTGACCTTTAAAGAGGATAAGGATGGAAATATCGTGGAAGACGAGTTTAACATTGACCCTCATACCCTGTCGGCTATCTGGTATGCGCTGGATGATTATGAGGTCGAGGACTTGAAAGGCGATGCCCTGCGGTTCCGGCTGTAGAAAGGCGTAAGCGATGTGTACACATGATTTCAAACAGGTAAATGATGTAAAGGTTTGTGTCCGGTGTGGTTTAACTATTCCCCAGGGTGGCAGGCCGTTTTTTGACAAGAAGATTGTGGCGTATTATCAGCGCCGGAAGGGAGGAAGGGACCATGGATAGATGGGTTGGGCGGCAGGCCTGTATGGAATATCCGGATTTTTCGGCAGAAATTCAGGCTATCCGGAAAGGGGGAATAACCCCGGAACTCTTGAATCGGATTATACGCCGCCATCAGGGATGTCGGGAACATATGAAACAGTTGTACGGGAGGTACCGCACAGAGACAGACAAGGTGCCGATTTTTACCAGGGAGCCGCGGTTTAAGGATGAGGGGGACCATCAGGCAGAGAGCGCAATTAATAACCGGGTCAATAACGATTTTTTTTCTGAAATCAATGATATAAAAGTCGGGTTCTGTGCAGGAAGGCCGGCAAATTATACGTATGGGGATGACTACCAGGCAGAAGAAGAAACTGGCGGAGAAGATGCGGTGGAGGCAGCAAGTAAGGCTCTCTCTGATTTTATCAAGCGCAACAACATGTTCGACATAGATATGGAGGCGACCAAATTTGCCGCGGTATGTGGCTATGCAGGGCGTCTTTTTTATGTTGATACTAAGGGCAATGAACGTGTGATGATAACGCCGCCATATGAGACCATCATCCTGTCTGAGACCGAGATGATGGAGCCGGAGTTTGGGATACGGTATTATCAGTACCTGGATCTTAACGACCAGCAGACATGGAAGGCCGAGTTTTATGACAGTGTGTCCGTGCAGTTTTATGAAGGCCAGCTTGACGCATTCAGATTCGTGGATTCAAAGCTGCATTTGTTTGATTTTTGTCCGCTTCAGGGTATCCCTAATAATCGGGAGTTGATAGGGGATGCCGAGAAAGAGCTGGCTCTAATTGATGACCATGATGGCAACTACAGTGATAACAGCAATGATATTGAGGGGTTTGCCAATGCCTACATGGTTTTTAAAAACTGCCGGATTAACGAGGACACAATGGCAAGGGCCAATGCTACCGGAGTGATTGGGGTTGATGTAGATGATCCGGAATCGCCATATGACGTGTATTATCTGACAAAAAACATTCAGGGGGATTTTGTCAACAGTCATCTGGACAGAGCGCAGGATAATATTTATAGGTTTTCAAAGACACCGAACCTTAATGACCCTGAGTTTGCGGCCTCCTCTGGCATCGCTCTGAGAATTAAAATGACGGGACTGGAGACCAAGGCAGGCACATTTGATGCAAAGCGGGTCAGCGCGGCTATCTATATGTTTGAGCTTCTGGCAAGCAGCTTTGTTAAAAAAGGGATTCCATTCGACCCTTTGCAGTGCAATGTCAAATACAATCACAACTTCCCTGTGGACTTCCTGGGCGAGGCTCAGGCGGTGCAGGCACTGATTTCAGCTGGTCTGCCGAAGAAGATTGCCTTTGGAGCATTGTCTATGATTGATGACGTGGATGAAGTGATGAGGCTGATAGAAACAGAGAAGGACGATATTCCGGACCTGGACGAGGATGTTGCGGACGTTCCTCCAAGGGGGAATAGAGAAGAAAACCCGCCAGAAGGGGATGAAATAGATGGCTGATTATGACCTGGACCGGCTTCTGGCACAGGTACGCCGCATTGAAGAACATCGGGAGAAGGGCGCCGAGACAGAAATCCGCAGGACCTACCAGGCGCTAATGAAGGATCTTCGTCATTATCTGGCGGACACATATACCTTGTATGCGGAAGAGGACCAGCTTTCCTATGCAATCTTGCAGAAGCATGGCTATTATGCCCGGTTCCTGGAGGAGGTGGAACAGAAAATTAATGATATCTCCCCAGAGGTAAAGCGAATCATTCGCAGCACGGTGGACCAAACCTATGAATACACATACAATGGGATGATTGAGTGTGTGAAAAAGGCCGCTCCGGGCATGACAGTTACCACTGGCCTAAAAGCTTGTACCCCTGATGTAATCCGCCGGGCTGTGGAAAATCCCGTGTCAAAGTTGACTCTCAATGACCGTCTGGAGAAACACAGGAAGGAAATCATCTATGACATTAAGCAGGATATAAGCGTCGGATTGATGAATGGGGACCGATACAGTACTATGGCTAACCGTATCAAGAATTCAGTGGAGGGAGATTACGGGAAGGCCATTCGGATTGTTAGGACGGAGACCCATCGGGTGAGAGAGGCTGGCAACCATGATGCAGCCTATACAGTTGATGAAGTGCTGAAATCCGGGGAGAGCGGGATGCAGATGGTAAAGACCTGGCGGACCAAGAAGGATGAACGCGTCCGGCCAGCTAAGGCCAAAGGGAAGAACCGGCAGTACAATCACAAGAAGATGGACGGTGTTGCAATAACGGTGGATAAGGAGTTCACCCTTCCCAGTGGGGCTAAGGCGGTGGCGCCGGGGCAGAGCGGCGTGGCAGGGGAAGATATCAACTGCCGGTGTTATTTGTCGTATGGTTTGAAAAAGACCGTGGAAAGTGATAAAATAGAATCATCAAAGAAGATAGAGTTTGAGCCGGCGAAAACTATAAAAGAGGCTGAGGAATATGCAAAGGGTACGCTGGGGATTCCAAACGTGTCTTATAAAGGGGTGGATGTTACCACCGCCAATGAATGGAATCGTGGGCTGTCGGATACTTTTAGGCGTTTTCCTGAGCTCAAAGAAAATTTTGGTTTCGTTGGTGAATGTCACGAACGAAACAAGGCATTGAAACCTGTTGCAAAAAACAGTTATCTGGATGAATTGATAAAAAATAATCCTTCTCTTCCTAAGGAACAGTTGGAGCCATTCGCGGAAAAGAAGGTACGGGCACTTATGCGTAATGTATCTGTTGGTAAGAATACATATGCGCAAAGCTGGTCACCATCTAGGCCGGATTTTGTACAGTTCCGGGGAGTAACCGTAAACAAAGAATGGGGGAAGTCCTCATCAACCTTTCTTGAAGCATTACAAAATGATGTTTCTAAAAAATGGCATCCCGAAGGGTGCTCATCCATCAGATCTGTACTGGACCACGAAGTGGGGCATCAATTAGATTCGTTGTTGGGCATTTCAAATCTTCCGGAAATAAAGAGTTTGTTTGATTCTAGGAGTCAGGCTCAAATTACTGAGGGGTTATCAACGTATGCATGGAACAACCAGAATGCTAACAAATACGGTGAGATGATAGCAGAAGCTTGGGCAGAGTACTGTAATAATCCGGAGCCACGAGAGATTGCCAAAACAGTTGGGAGTAGAATTATTTTAGAGTATTCAGAATACGAAAAGATGATTGAGCAAGCAGAAAGGATGGGGTTGAGGTAATGACAGAGAGTGAATACAAAGAGAGGATGAGGGAACTGGGATGGACAGAGGCATTTATCCAAGAGTCTATAAAACTGCATAATGAAGCAAAGGCTCAGGGAATAGTCCTTCCCTATGAAATTGATTTAATTAAGGCGCCAACAGGGTATCCTTGTGGCGTTCAAAAATAAGGTGAAGATGTGTTGGAGAAGTATCTTGTGAAAACAGGGTACTTTTTTGTTGCGATATCGCAACGGAAAATGGCGTAAACAGCGTCTTTTTTTATTGCCCGGGATAAGGCTATAAACTGTCCTGCCGTCACTCCCGGAACGTGGGACGGTGAAATCATCAACACATGTGGACCTGCCATCTGCAACTCCTGGAATGTGGGGCAGAGATAGGGACTCGAAAGGAGCAGAAAAATGAAATTAACAAAATTAAAGGAATTACTAAAATCCGGGGCTGTCACCCAGGAGGAATATGACGAGATGTCAAAGACTGCGGAGGATGATACCAAGGCGGACCCAACGGATGATTCCCCAGAAGATGAGCCTCCGGAGGATGACCCATTGGAGGATGACCTGGAGACAAAGATTGCGAAGGCGGTCCAATCAGCTGTGGACCGTGCGACCAACAAGCTTGGAAATGAAAATAAGCTGCTTAAGGATAAGTTGGAAAAGACCCGAAAAGAAAAGATGACCGCCGAGGAATTGAGGCAGGTGGAGCTTCAGGAAAAAGAGGATGAGCTTGCCCGCCAGCAGGCGGAAATACAAATGGAAAAGAACCGCATGCACGCCATTAAGGCGCTGAAGAAGGCGGGGCTGGACGATGGCAGCGAGGAGACTCTGGACCTGGTGGAGTTTGTACTGGGGAAGGACGAGCCGGCGATTGATTTAAGGGTCAAAGCCCTGCAAAAGTTTGCCCAACGCGTTGCGAAGAACACGACCGATGGTATCTATAAGGCCAATGGCCGCACCCCAGGCAAGGGCAATGCCGGCGGAGGCAAGGATAACCCTTGGATTAAGGAATCCTGGAACCTTACGAAACAGATGGAACTGGAACTGAATGACCCGGAGCTGGCAAAAACCATGAAAGCCAGTGCAGGTATTTGAGAAAGGAGATAATAGACTATGCCTATTACTACGATTACGGATATGATTATCCAGCCGCATAAATTTGCGGAATACACAATCAGGAGGACCACAGAAAAATCGAAACTGGTGAGGTCTGGAGTCACAACGTCTGACCCAAGAGTAAGCCAGCTGATTAACGGAACCCCGAAAGGCGGTCATCTGATTCAGATGCCATATTTCAAACCTCTTGAAGGCGAGGATGAAGTGTTTGGCGAGTACGAAATGGAACCGGAAGGGATTGAGACTGGTAGCGGATACGCGACCATCCTGGTCCGCCAGAAATCCTGGGGGGACACAGACCTGTCACAGGTATACGGAGGTGCGGACCCCATGGCAGCCATTGGGGAGCTGGGCTCTGACTGGTGGATCATCCGTGAGAACATCATTATGTTAAGCACGTTGAAGGGAGTATTCGGGATGGCCCTGAAGGACCATGTCATGGATATCAGCGGAGAGATGACGGACAACTATATTGATGTCGATACAACCCTGGATGCCAAGAACCTCATGGGGGACGCCTATGACAAATTAGGCCTGGTATTCATGCATTCCGCAACCTATACCCAGCTGCAGAAACAGCAGCAGATCACAACGGAATATGATTCTGACTTGAAAATCCAGATAGAATATTATCTGGGGTACATGGTCATTGTTGACGATAGTATGCCAGTGCTGGGAGGCACGTTTGACACCTACTTCCTTGGAAAGGGATGTTTCGCGAGGGATGATGGTATGCTGCAGGGACTGGTTGGGTATGAGGTGGACAGAAAGAAACTGGCTGCTGAGAATTACCTTATTAACCGCAGATGTCTTGTCATGCATCCGCGCGGGTTGTCCTTTAACCCATCCGCTGATTTCGGGAAGCTGAAAAACGGAAAGCCGAGAAAATATGCAAGGAATTCGGACCTGTCCAATCCGGAGAACTGGAGTCTGGACGAGGAGCTGAAGAATGTCCCCATGGTATGTCTGCGCCATAAGCTTAAGTCCAGTAAGACGGTACCTGTCACGGAATACATGAAGGAGCTGACCGTGGCGAGTATAGCCGGTACGACCAATGGGAAGACAGCGGTCACAATCACGGAAAGCAAGCTGGATAACAACAATACCTATGTGTATAAGACAGGAAAGAAACTTACCACTCCCTTAATCAATGAGGTCTGTGATACAGAATCAGATTATGTGGCTTGGAATGGAACGGATGACATTAAGGCAGCAAAGGGGAGCCAGATTGTCGTGGTAGAGATTGATTCGGCAGGGAAGGCAAAAGCAGCCGGCATTGCTGATGTGACAGTCAAGGAGGCATAGTGGGAGGTGAAGGCCTTTGACAGCAAAGGAATTTGAAAATCTGGGGCTGCCCCTGCCAGCCTCATCCCAGCTGTTTGTGGAAAGCAGTCTTGAATGGCTCCGGGATAATACCACATTGGAATTTGATATCACGGATATAGAATCCGTCAAAGCCCTGCCATCATCGGCCAGGCTTTTTTTAGTGAAGTTCAGTGAGGTGTGCAGCCGGGACACCGGGGTCACGGGTGAGAGCGTAGGCCCGATGTCCCAGAGCTTTACCACGGATTCCGTAGCAAAACAGACGATGTCCTTTGCCAGGCAGCTGCTTAAGGCTTATCTGAAGCCGAATGTAAAGTTCATCCCATGTAAGAGAAGGTGGAGCTGATGGGCGTGAAGTGGAAGACCACGAAAAATAAGTTTCCAGAGATGGAGCGAGCCGCTGCTGAACTGAACGGCCGGCGGGTAAATGTCGGCGTATTCGGTGAACAGGCCTGGCTGGCAGGAATCCATGAATACGGCTGTAAGATACAGGTGACGGACAGGATGCGGGCTTATCTGCATAGCCAGGGGCTGCATCTAAAAGACAGTACGAAATATATCACGATACCCGAGCGGGCTTTTTTGCGGAATGGGTACGACCAGGCAAAGGACGAGGTGGTGGATCATGCGGAAGCGGTGCTGTGTGATGTGATGTCCGGTCATATGTCGGCTCACATGTTTCTTGATGATGTTGTCGGTCTGCCTTTGGAGTCCGCAATTAAGGACTTTGCTACGGCTTTGGACAGTCCTCCAAATCATCCATTTACAATAGAACGAAAGGGAAGCAGCAATCCTCTGGTAGGAGGGCCGGGCGGTGGTGAGATGATAGACTCTATTACACATAAGGTGGATTGAAATGGGATTATTATACAATTTTGAACGTTTGATAAAAAAATATAGTGCGGATTGTCAATTACTATCCGAATCATCCTCCGGGAGCTACGTAGGCGGAGAATGGATACCGGACGAGGCACCGCCGCCACAAGGCATTACCGGTGCGGTCATTCCCATGATGGACCGGAAAATTTACCAGAGCGGAGGTACCTACACGGAACAGGACCGGGAGTTCATTACATTAACCGAAATTCCGCTGGAGCCGGCGCACTATATCGTCTGCGGCGGGGCAAAGTACAAGGTGCAGGAAAACATGGATTATTCCGATTATGCAGGCTTTTATGCCTACAATCTGAAGAGGGTGGGTGCATTTGATAGACCAGGAAAACATTAATATCATCGTTGCGCAGGGGCTGAATAATGCGACAGGATGTGAGGTGGTAAAATCAAACCTCGCAAATGCCCGGATACCGACTTATCCTTATATATCGTTCACCGTGCTGAATACGGATACAAAGAAAGGGACGTATTCCGTATCTAATGGACAGCGGTATATGCCTCTCACGCAGACCTGGAGCCTGACGGTACAGGGGGACAATGACAACAAAACGCAGCTGGCTGCCATGAAGGCAAAGGACTGGCTGGAGGAGGCTGGACGTTTGTATCTGAATGACCACGGCATTGTGGTACAGAACGTGGGGGCCATAACCAACAGGGATACACTTCTGACGATAGAATATGAATACCGGAAGGGGTTTGACGCGGTGTTGTCCATTATGAATGTAGTGGAAGCGCGGGACGGGGAAACAATTGACACAGCAGAATTAAAAGAGGAGTGATAAAACATGGCAAAGAACGATGTGGTTGTAAAAATCACGCAGAAACAGGTAGCCGGAACTGCCGGATTTGGTGTCCCTCTGATTATACAGGGAATGGGGACGGTGGCAAAAGAGTATGCGGAGTATGGAAGCCTGGATGAAGTGATGGAGGCAGGCTTTACCCAGGACCATCCAATTTACGGACAGTGCCTGAAACTGTTCATGCAGAATGACCGGCCTGCAAAGGTGGCCATATGCGTTGGAACCGGCAAGGTGACTGAGACGTTGAATCTTATTAAGGGGAAGGATTTTCGGCGGGTTATTCCCATCTTTGGAGATGGGGATGACGCTTTAAAGGACCTGGCAACGTATATTGAGACAACCGAAGATAAGATGTTGATTATTAAAGTGGCGGATGTGTCCGAGCTCTCTGCAATCGGAAAACTGGACCGTACCATGGCGGTTGTCTATGCTGGTTCAGATGAGGGAGTGGAAGGCGCTCTGGTTGGCGCTACGGCAGGTCTGACAGTAGGGTCCTTTACCTACAAGAATGTGATTATCAAGGGCATTGAGCCTGACCCGCTTACGGATGCGCAGATTGAGGCAGTCCACAAAGCCGGGGGAATCTGTATCGTGCGGAAGGCTGGGGACATCGTCACCAGTGAGGGGACTGTAATGAGCGGGGAATATGCGGACATCATCGACAGCAAGGATTATATAATTAAAAATATTGCTTATAAGTCCCAAAAGCTGCTCAACAGCTCTCCAAAACTTGCCTTTGATAATACGGGCATTAGTCAGCTGGAGGGTGTGGTGACGAACGTGCTGAAGGATGCCTCCATTATGGGTATCATTGCCGTGGACGATGACGGAGTACCGCTCTACTCCACGGACTTTGACTCCAGAGAGGAAACCAGTGGAGCGGACCGGGCATCAAGGACTTATAAGGGCGGCAGGTTTTCGTTTGACCTGGCAGGCGCGATTCACTACGCAACCATCAACGGTACCATTGAAGTATAAGAGGAGGCAATAGGAATGGATGTAAGAACATATGACCCCAAAGACTGTGTGATTACAGTAGGCGGTGTTTACATTACGGGTCTGGGAGAGGACATGGTTTCCTGCGAGAAGGATGAGGATAATTTTACTACCAGTGTAGGGGCCCAGGGGGATGTTGTTGTGAACCAGAGTAATAATCAGCTGGGTACCATCACACTGACCGTGCAGGGCACCAGCCCGCAAAAAAGCTACCTGTTGGGGCTTGCAAAATCTAAGAGTATGTTTGATGTTTGGGTGATTAATAAGTCCATCGGTGAAAAGACCGGAGGTTCCCGGGCTATGATGAAGAAACCGCCGACCATGGAGCAAGGAGCCGAACTGGCCGACCGGGAATTTGAAATACAGGTATTTGATTACACAGTGGACTAAGGACGGTCATAGCCGTCCTTAATTATTTTGGAGGTAGAAAAGATGGATAAGAGTAAGTTTTACACAGTGGAAAAAGAATTCAACGGGAAGAAGTATGTGGCACAGTTCTCCGGCATCTCAGCAGCAGTTCGGGCGATTGACAGCTCATACATTGAAGGAACCAGCGCCACTAGTACTGAAAAGCTGGGACAGTACATTTTGAACAACATTATCGTGGATCCAAAGGGGTTAACTGCGGATGATTTCGAGACCATGGAGGAATACAATGCGGTGACGACCTGGGGGCGCGATGTGATGTACGGCAAGTTTCGAAACGGGACTGACACCGGCGCAGGCAAAACAAAGGGCTAGAGAGCGATGGGACGGGTGGCGTCTTGTGCTGGATGCCGGCATGGATTACCATGCGGTATTCTGGGACATGTCGCCATCCGAAATAAAAGAGGCCAACGCGGCGTATGACCTCCTTCTGGGAGCAAGGAAGAAAGCGGCAGACAAAGCCGCGAAAGGCAGGTGACAGGATATGGCCATAATCAGGGAAGATGTCGTGAGCATCGGTTTTGATGTCGAAAGGAACCCATTTGCTGACCTGACGGACGGCATCAATGAGGTAAAGGCAAAACTTGGAATTATGGACGCCGCTGGGGAAGGCCTGAACGATGTGGCGAAAGAAGCAAGGGCCGCAGGAGACGAGGTGGAAAACCTGGCCAACGGAATCCATGCGCCGCCAGGAGATGCGCTGTCCAAGCCGTTAGTGGAAGCGGGGAACGCTGCAGGTGTAGCTGAGGGGCAGGTCGCCGGATTAAGAGATGGGATGCTGGAAGTCGGGAAGGAAAAGCTGACCGATGGCGTGAAGGGGCTGGATGAGGGCCTCAAGGCGCCTAAAACCGGATTCAAAGACCTGCTCGGACAGGCTAAGAAAATTTCCAGGGAGAAGCTGGACACCGGTATCAAGCAGCTTCCGCCCCATCTGAAGCTGGGAATCGGGGCAGGAGCAGAGCTTGGAAAGGTACTGGGAAAGGCCGCGAGGATATCCTTCAAGAGTGTTTCTATGGGCGTTAAAAGTATCGCGACCCATGCCACGAGTGCAGCCAAATCCCTGGGGCAGATGGCCGTCAAGGGCTCAATCAAGGGAATTGCCGTTGGCCTGGCAGCGACGACGGCAGCCATGGGGGCGGGAGCAGTAGCAGCCTACAACCTGGGAACAGCTTATGAGACGAGCCTGGCCAAGGTATCCACAATGGTAGATACCAGCCTGATTACCATGGATGAATTAAGTGGTCAGGTCATGAGCCTGTCCAACACCACGGGAGAGGGCGCGTCGGAATTGAACGAGGCGGTCTATCAGGCTCTGTCCGCAGGAGCAAAATCCGACCAGGTAGTGGATTTGGTTGGAACGGCTGTTAAGGCCGCAAAGGGTGGATTCACGGACACAACTACAGCGGTGGATGGGCTGACATCAACCCTGAATGCATATGGTATGGCTACCAGCGACGCGGAAGGACTGGCAAACCAGTTTCTGATTACCCAGAATAAAGGAAAGACAACCTTTGGGGAACTGGCGTCCAGCATTGGCGGTGTTGCGCCGACAGCAAAAGCGGCTGGCGTGGGTGTGGACCAGTTACTGGCCGGAGTTGCATCCCTGACGGCCAACGGCGTTGGGACCAGTGAGGCCATGACTGGTATTAAGGCAGCGTTGTCCAATGTCATCAAACCCTCATCTGAGGCTGAAAAGATGGCGAAGAGCCTGGGTCTGGAGTTTAATACAGCTGCACTGCAAAGTAAAGGGCTGGTAGGCTTTCTGGATGATGTTAAAAAGGCTACCGGAGGGGATACCGACAAGATGGCCAAGTTATTTGGTTCGGTCGAGGCCTTGAATACGGTCCTAACGCTGACGTCTGATCAGGGTAGCCAGCTCATGAACGATACTTTGAACGAGATGGCCACCAACACGGGGGCATTGGACGCAGCTTATGAGACCATGGCGGATACGACGCAGGAGTCAGTCAGACGCGGTCTCAATACATTTAAGAACCTTGGGATAGGCATATTCCAAAGCAGTGAAGGAATTGTTTCAGATCTGACGGGCTTGTTCGCACGATCCGGCCAGGAACTCTATGAGGCATTTCAGGCTGATGGCATGGATGGGCTGTCAGAACAGATAGGAACGACGCTGACCAATGTACTGGTGACGTTGACTGGATATCTGCCGCAACTGGTCCAGGGCGGCATGTCAATCATACAATCCCTGATTTCTGGTATTATCCAGAACCGGGAACAGATATCACAAAGTGTGATTGCAGGTGTCACCACCCTGCTTACCGGGCTTGTGCAGCTGGCGCCTCAGCTGCTTACAGCTGGCGTCCTGATGCTGGGATCCATACTTCAGGGGCTGGACCAGCAGATGCCGAATATCCTGAATGCAGGGCTTACGGCCATTCAGAACCTGTGCGCGGGACTGCTGGCAAATGCGCCGTCAATCATACAGTCCGGAATCAGCATTATTATGCAGCTGCTGAACGGACTCATTGCAGCTGCACCGACCATACTTGTGACCGGAATACAGTTGGTCATCATGTTGGCGCAGGGATTAATAGCAGCAATACCACAGCTTATCCAGACAATACCAACAATCGTAAGCGCCATAATCACCACACTGATGAGTGTGGACTGGCTGAAACTCGGCCTGGACATCATAAAGGGCATTGGGAATGGCCTGGTACAGGGAATCAAAGGTCTGTTCAGCAAAGGTAAGGATGCCGGAAAAGAGGTCGGTGACGGCGTAGCGGCCGGATTGGATGAAAGCACCAGCCAATTAACCGCCGCCGCAGACCAGACCACGGCGGATGCGACGGAAAATCTGAAACCGGATACGGACCTGCTGAATAATTACGGGATGCAGATGCCGGCTGCCGTGGCCTCCGGGATAGACAACGGCGCAGCATTGGCAGAAGTATCCGCAGCCGGTCTGGGGACCGCAACGCTGGATGCGATGAATGAGGCGATGGCCGGCACATCAGAGGGAACACAGCCGATACTGGACGGCCTGAGTACGTCTTTTGATGGAACCATGACCGATATGAACCTAACAGCGGACACACAGATGACACAGCTGGATACCGCGGTGCAGGCCGGATTTAGCGGCATAGTAACAGATGCCGGAAAATTTGGTAATGACTTTAAAGACGAGATTGAGAGGACCGATCTGTATCAATCCGGCATAAACATCATGCGCGGGCTAAACAACGGTCTTAAGAGTATGCGCAGTACAGTCATCAGTACCGCCAGAGGTATCGGAACGGACCTTAAGGGGGCCGTCAACGGTTCGCTGGATATCCATAGCCCATCCGGAGTCATGGAGGAGAGCGGTGAAAACACCGGTCTGGGACTGATAAAGGGCATGGAGAAGCTGTCTGGAAAGATTACCAGGACAGCCCAGGGGATTGCGGACCGGACGGCAGTCAACATGTCTCCTATGCGGAGCCAATACAGCCCGGAGAGTACATCCTCCAGCGGTACCAGCCAAACCAGTCAGGTAAATACCTGGAATCCGGTGTTTAATCTGACGCTGAACGGTGCCAGTGCAAGCGACAGCAATGAGCGCAAGGTAAAGCGCTGGGTGAAGGAGGCCATGAAGGAAGCTATGGAGGGGATGGGCAGAACGAATCCACGACTGCAGGAGGTGTAGAATGGCTTTGATAAATGATACCTATGTATTTGTGAAAACAGAAGATATTTCCAGAGAAGTGACGGCCAGCAGCCATCCGGTTGAGGAAGGGATTGACCTGACAGACCATGCCAGGCGGTCCCCACTGGTCCTCAGCCTGACAGGGGAGATGGTAGGGGATGATTATGAGGATGATATCGCGCAGCTGGAGCAGATACAGAAAGGGGCGAAACTGGTAGAGTATACCGGTGTCAATGTCCTGTCGAGTGCACTGCTAACTAAGTTCATGACAACCCATGACGGGGCCATCCATGGAGGATGTAATTTCTCGGCTGAGTTAAAGGAAATCCGCATAGCGTCAAGCCCATATACAGCGGGAAGCGGGAACAGTGCCACCCAACAGATTGAAGAGGCGCCGGCACCGGCGGCCCAGGAACCGCCTGTCAGGACGCATACGGTGAAGAGCGGGGATACCTTGTCCGGTCTGGCCAAAGCCTATTATGGGAAGGCGTCCCTATTCCCGCAGATATTCAACGCGAACCGGGACAAACTGTCTGACCCTAATAAGATAAGGGTGGGGCAGGTCCTGGTGATACCATAAGGAGGCCGGCATGAGGGATAGAATCATCGTAAAGAAGGACTTAATCCCCTATGGCTTTAATATTGCACTGGGGAAAGATAAATTTAACATGAGGTTCGCCTATAATCAGCAGGCGGACCTTTTCAGCGTCACGCTTTACCGTGATGGGAAACTGTTGTGTGATGCCGAGCCGGTCATATATGGGGTGCCATTGTTCCGGGATATTTACGAGGCGGGTGTTTTTCCAGCTCTGGAAATCATACCACTGGATGAATCCGGTCAGGAGCGGGAGGTAACCTGGGAAAATTTCGGGCAGACGGTATTCTTAACAATTGATAATGGGAAGTGAAATAATGAAGCGTAGTTTTGTAGTGGATGGTCAACGGGGCGGGCCTGACTCGCGAGTAATTGAAGCCATGAACCGGCTGGAGGGAGAAATCGTCCTGGATACGGAACGGGCAGATACCAGCGGACTGTATGGCCATACCGTGATTATACAGACCGGAAATGTAACAATTAATCTTAATGAACTGGATTGTGAGTTTGACATACCATTTGATGATAATACGGAGGCAGATGAGGCAGAGATTATTGTCTACAACCTATCGGATCTTACCATCCAGAATATAAAGAAGGGAAATCCCATAACGGTGACAGCCGGTTATGGAAATGACACTGGAGTTATATTTAGTGGTATCATATCAAAACCCCGGTCCTACTATACCGGAGAAGACCGGGTGACTGAGATACATGCAATAGATAAGCCGGAACTGGAAGAACGGGATTTGAAAAGTATATCATACGCTGGAGGAACCCCGGCCAGCCGTATCCTGCAAGACCTGGTAGGAATGACAGGGATGCCGGTGGCGGTGTTCGCCCCTAAACGGGACTATGTCTATAAGGATAAGGCAACAGTTGGTGGTGGTCTGATGGAAAACATCCGGAGGTATGCCGCGGTCTGTGGCGTGTCGGCGTATATCTGTCAGGGACAAATATATGTCAGGCACATCCTGGATGGTGATGGCTTGGATTTCACATTGTCGTCAGATACAGGGCTTCTGGAGCTGTCCGAGTTTGAGGAGGAACAGACCGCTGAGGATTTTAAGGACACGGTCCATGGATATGAAATGACGATGCTCCTGCAGCACAGGATAACAACCGCCAGCCTAATTAACCTACAGTCCAGGAATGTATCCGGAGTATACCGGGTGCGTGAAGGGAGCCATGCCTATGACGGTACGAATTTTGTTACGAAGGTGAAAGCAATTGAATGTCCTCCAGTACCAACTGGCGAGGCAGCTTCAGAAGCAGGCAGATCCGGTCTCCCGAATCTGTCTGGATACAGTGGCGTATCCATTGTTGACGGCCTGAAATCCATTGGAGCGGATAGCTCCTACGCATACAGGAAGGTCCTGGCGGAGCAACTGGGGATACAGGGGTATGCCGGGACTGCGGCTCAGAACCTGGAGATGCTGCGCAAATTAGGGGCGAAAGTGGGGTGATGTGATGAAAGGAACCATATTTAACAACATGATTGAGCAGGCCATGCTGGAGATACATACGGGATTCTGCGGGAAGGTTATCAGCATCAGCGGGAACCTGGCCACCATCCAGCCACTTAATATGATCAAGGCACCTGGCGGACAGCCCCAGAAACAGGCAGTGATACCAAACTGTCCGGTTATCCAGGGAGCAAGGCGGTTTGTGAAGACAACACGGTCTACATCAACCGGCGGAGAACCTTCTCACAAGCATACGGTTGAGGTATGGGATGTGGTCGGGCCCGCTCCAGGGGACACCGTATTCTGTGTCTGCGCGGACCGGGATATTTCTGAGACCAGGACAGGTTCATTTGCGACACCGGTAGCCGGGCACCACTCTCTGGCCGGCGCTGTTGTGGTTGGAATATTATAGGAGGCGTGTATGAAAGGGTTTTCGGTGGATATCCATGGCGATGTGGTCATGGAGAAGAATGATATCAAGCTTGCTTGTGACACGGACTTGCTGATACAGAAGATACGTCAGGTCCTCAGTACCAACCGGGGGGAGTGGTGGCTGGACCCAAAGGAAGGCATACCGGTGCAGAAAGTTTTGAGAAAGAATCCCAACCCTGCGATGGTACGCGATTATGTGCGCAATGCGGTCTCACAGGTGGATCCGTCCCTGCAGATGACGCGCTGCGACATTATGACCGAGGGAAGGGTGCTAAGGATTACGTTCTCCGTCTCCGGTGCGGATGCGGATGCGACAGCAGAAGTGGAGGTATGATATGGTTTTGACAGAAAAAGGATTCCAGAGGCCTACGTATGATGACCTTCTGGCGGCCCAAGTTGCAAGAGCAAAGAAGCTGTTTGGCGAGGATATTGACACGAGCGGCCAGTCCATTCTGGGGAAATTCATTCGGATTAATGTATCTGACCTTGCGGAATGTTATGAGCTTCTGGAGGATATCTATTACTCCCGGTTCCCAAACAGCGCCAGAGGCCAGAGCCTGGACCGCCTGTGTACATTCGCCGGGGTGGTGCGCGACCCGGCAACAGCTGCACGCATAAAGGTGAGGATTTATGGAAACGTTGGGGCCGTGGTTCCGTCGGCCTTTGCCATATCTGGGGGTGGCCATGTATTTTACGTTGATATGGATTACGTTGTGGGTACGGACGGAACCGTGGAGTGTCTTGCTGTTTGTGCAGAAACCGGGGACGCGGGGAATCTTATTCCTGGGACAGCACTCATAATTGAGAATCCGGACCCGGACTTGGAACGGGTGGAGTTTGTGGGGATTGATACCTATGGCCAGGAACGTGAGGACGACACATCACTCCGGATTCGGTTTGGCCTCTCCGTGGCAGGTGCAGGCAGTGCCTCAGTGGACGCCTTGCGTGGGGCGTTGTCCAGGGTAGCACTGGTGGACGGAGTGGCGGTTGTGGAAAACGATACGGAGGAAACGGTGGATGGGCGTCCGCCCCATAGCTTTGAGTGTTATGTGCTGGCGCCAGAGAGTCAGGACCAGCTGATTGCGGAAGCAATCTTCTCAAAAAAGCCTTTAGGGATTAAGAGTGTCGGACAGGTGGAGGTAGAGGTACTGGATGAAGGGAATAAGCCGCATACCGTCAGATTCTCGCGAACTATTAAGCGGATAATCCATATACAGGCCAGGATACTGACGAATCAATTCTTTGAGAATACCGGTGTCGGTCAGATTAAAGCCAGTTTACTGGAGTATATTAATAATCTGGCCAATGGTGATTGCGTGTATCTGACCAGTCTATATGGTTACATACATAAAGTCCATGGTGTCGTTAATGTACAGGAACTGCTGATATCAATTGATAATGGGGCTTTTGCGGCCAGAGATATCGTCATTGGGGATTATGAGGTTGCAAGGTCTGAGGAGGAAGACATAGAAATCGAGGTGACCGGATGAGACTGGTTGAACGTCTACCGGATTGTTACCGGAAGGACGAGGACAGTAATAACCATAAGCTGTTGGAATTGGAAAGGCTGGCAACAGAGGAATTAAGATTGGACATAAAGACCGTGCTGGATTCTCTGGACCTGAATCAGGCGAATGGAAATACTCTGGACTTATATGGGGATATGCTGGGGCAGCGCCGTGGCCTGTTGAATGATGAACAGTACAGGTACATGATACTGGCGAGGATTGGCCGGAATGTGGTCCAGGGTGATTATAATTCAGTCATGTCCACGCTGATATTGATGTTTGGCAGCCAGGCGGGTGATATTACCCTGGATGACCTGGAGATCGTGGAAGGGGAGTGTCCTTGTGTCGTCAGGCTTACAAAATTTCCAGTATATGTCCTAATCAATGCCGGATTTTCCAGCCGCCAGGCCGTGGCCATGATAGAGTCACTGCTCCCTGTCTGTGTAACCTTGTCTGCAGATAACTTTGAAGGGACATTTGAATTTGCGGATACGGCCGATGTGTATGACGAGCAGGCTGGATTTGGAAATATCGGGCAGACCATTGGGGGGTATCTGGGATTATATCTGGGAGACGATGACAAGATTCCAGTGCTGCCAATATAGAAGAAGGAGGAAAAGATGGCGATTAAATTTGATAACAAAGCGCCGGAATGGGATAATGTAGGCGCGGAGCCGGATGCAGAATTAAAAAAAGGCGGGTTCCTGGCGGGTTACAAACCTCCGGCCGCATACTTCAACTGGTTCTTCAACCGGACATATGAATGTGTGAAGGAATTACAGGAGAAGCTGGTCTCCAGCCTAAAATCGCTGGCATTTAAGGATAAGGTTGGGGATGATGATATAACAGCTGTTGCGGCCAACAAGGTCACGCAGGACAGTAAACACCGGATGATTACGGATGCAGAACGTAGTACCTGGAACGGAAAGGCAGATGCATCCGGAGGTGATGTTTCCGAGATGACCGTAAAAACCTTGGGGACTATCACAACCGCGTTCCCGGTTCCGGTAGCCGGCGAAAGTACAAAGACATTTCTGGGTAAGGTTAAGAAATTCTTTGAGGACACAAAGAATTGGATGACCGGTGTCTGTTTGATTGGACAGATAGTGAATAACTGTGTGACCAACAATGCTAAATTGCCGCTGTCGGCTGCTCAGGGCAAGGTACTGATGGACCTTTATACTGTGCTCAATACTAATAAATACGATAAGGGAAATTTATCACGTCTAATATCTGACCTAGATTTTTTGACCGACATCACGAATACAATTACATTTGGCACCTGGGGGACAAGTACAGCGCATAGCCCATATGTCCAGGGCATAACTGGATATGGAAATGGATTAGCAATCGGTCTTACAATCGGTACTGATTATGGTGTACAACTGGCCCTGGCAGTCGGTGAATCAAAGGTCTTTATAAGGGCATATGTGAGTATTAATGGAGGATGGACGCAGTGGTCCGTGAAATAAGTATAGCTATTGTAATAATCCAGTCCATGTGTTTTTCCATCTGCCGTCAGTGTCTAAAAATCTTAATGTGATACGTTTCTCGCCATTGAAATAGAAATGTATTGCATAACCAGCAGTCATTGAAACATCGTAATACAGACGAAAACCGAATGATTTTTCCGCATCATCAAAAAACGGTTGCATTATGGCTACTCTGTCAAAATGAAATCTAGCATTAAGCCCTGTTAAATTAGTATTGCGCACAGTAAAGCAGGCTGGAAGATTAGGCCTCCTTCTCGTACAATGGAAGTATCCAAATATAACGAGAAGGGGGTTTTAGAATGGATGAAGTGAGATTGAAAGATGAACTGATGGCCAGGCTATCCAATGAGCTGGACCGGCCTGCGCTGCAGGTGATTGATGGGGCATTATCATCGGTGCTCCGAAACTATGAGGTGGCCAAGCGGGAGACAGGATTAAGCACTAATATAATCAGCTTCCCAGAGCTGGACATTTTTATTGGAAAGATGCGGTTTGAAAATTACTCAGCGAGTACGGTCAACCAGTACCAACGATTTTTGACGGATTTATTGGTCTATGTAGGAAAGCCAGTACAGGAGATACAGGACTCTGATATCGTGGAATGCCTTAACTATTACGAACAGGTCCGTCAAATCAGTGCCAGCACTAAGGACCATAAGCGCCGCATTGCAAGCTCATTTTTTGCATTTTTGCATGATAGGGGCTATATTCGTAGGAATCCGATGGCGACCGTAGACCCAATCAAATATATTGCAGAAGTCCGAGAAGCACTGAGCGCCCGTGAAATGGAGAAAATGCGCATAGCTTGCGGGACTGATATTCGCGATAATACCGTGCTGGAGCTGTTTCTTGCAACAGGATGCCGTGTCAGCGAGGTGGTGGGTATGCATATTGAGGATATCGACCTGGTGGCCGGCTGTGTTAAGGTTCTGGGAAAAGGACAGAAGGAGAGGATTGTATTTTTTTCGGAGCGTGCGTTGGAATATCTGGAGCAGTATCTGGGGGACCGAAGAACTGGGGCTGTCATACTTTCAAGGCGGGCACCACATCAGGGGTTGAAAAAGAATGCCCTGGAAAACATAATCCGAAAGATTGCTGCACGCGCAGGGCTGGGAAAGCGAGTGTTTCCACATCTTTTGAGGCACACATTTGCAACCAGGGCCCTTAACAAAGGTATGCCGCTGCCAACTCTGTGCGACCTTATGGGACATGCCAGTGTAGAGACCACGCGAATATACGCCAAAAACAGCGGCGCCAAGATGAAATATGAGTATGATATGTATGCCGCTGGATAACAGCTGACACAAAGATAAATTTTCTAAAAGCCTGCCTGCAGGGAGGCTTATTTGTTGTACCATGGCATTACTGTTGAGCACAGTTACAATTGCATGGTATTGTTATGCAG